AATTCATGAAATTCTCCGCAATAAACGCATTGACAATTAAAGTGCTCTTTGATAGCCCTTCTCCAGAGCCGTTTTGATTCTGAACTTGTCATCGTTATTAAGTTGTGTAAATAGTAATCAGGGTTTGGTAGTAATGGGGTCATTTTTTAATCTTAAGTCTGCTTCTTCGGTTAATAGATGGCTTTTGTTTTCTGCCTTTGGTTTTACTACCCTTATAATGGGCGGCATCCATTCCGTCACGGTTGCCATAAGTTCCAAGTTTTCTATTAAGTTTGTTTGCATTGACTCTAAGTGCTAGACCTTTTTTAGTTTTATTGTATTTAGATTGTTGTTTGAGACGTCTTTTTCTCGCCTCTGGATTCTTTTTGTAGTATTCAGACGTTCTGCTTGCCATACAACCTCCTCTGTACAACGCTAGAGTCTACAGTAGGTAAAAGTTTATTGAGTTTGTCAAGAGGACTACCATCATAAGCAACACCTGTAATGTCATTGGTTTTTAACCAGTCACATGCTGCTTTTAAATCTTGTGTAGTTGCCTCTCCGCTCTTGATTCTGTGTAGAAAGTCCTCTGTAACAAGATAGTGTAGCTCATTAAAACTCTCTTCGGTTGCTTTTCTGGGTAGTTTCTTGACTGTATCCATTATTCTGGTAATAAGTTTTTCTTAACTAGCTCAACTAGCTTGTCATCCACAGTGTTATCTGTAGATTTTGCATATGCCTCTAATAATTTGACTATCAGTTCTTTAACTGCTGTAGTTTTAATAAAGGCAAATAAAATTGGTTTAATTAGTGTAATCATTTTAGGGTGTTGTATAAGGGTGTAAGTTTTTCTATTGTGGCAGCCATCCAAGGTTCCCACGGCATTTGTTTCATTCCTTTCTGAACATATCGTTCATACCATCTATTAGTTTTCATTCTCCAATAGAAGTAGCCTAACTCTGTTGCTGTTAGTTCTACTGTGTAGGTTTTTTGTTCCAAGGTGCTTTCCATTTATTTTCTTTTGGTTGAGGTGGTAACAACGATTGTATAGGTACTATATCCTGACATAGGAAAGCTACACGTGTACCCGGTCTTATGGTAAAACCTTGACGTTGTAACTCTGCACATTTAAGTGCTCGTACAAGTTCGTAATCTAATTGCATTTTTTCCTCCTGACGCTTGGCAATACGTCTGCATTGCTCAAGACCACGTTTATCTAGAGGAACCATAAAGTTAACTTGAAATCCCCAGTTCTCATTTAATGAATAACTAGAGGGATATAATTCTCTTGTATCTTCATCCGCTGTATAGGGATTAGTATGGTTGCCCATATAAAAAGGGCTAAATGTCATTGTAGATCCATTACATGATATGTTTGGACCGTACGTTTGACGAGAAGCTGCACCATTGTTTTGAAATTGTACAGCTTGATTTGTTACATTACCCGTAGCTGCTGCTACAGGATTTGAAGTATTATTTGTATCTCCTTCTGCTAATACAGGACTTATTGTGAGAAGACTGATAAGGAAGTAGTAGTAGTATTTATAGTCCAATCTGTTGTGGCGTCTATCTGTTCTACTAGCCCTGCGGCTCTCGATGTTACTTCTAGTGTCCAATCTGCTGTTGAATCTGTTACTGAGAAGGTTGTAGCTGCGTCTGATATATCTCCAGAAGGAGTTACATTTGATCCTGACCAAGTTTTTATTTCTGATCCAAATACTTGTGTCTGTTTTACTTCTTGTACTGTTTGAGTTGTTGTTGTCGTTGAGTTCATTGACCCTGTAGTAAACTGAGGGGTCACTGTGTTTGCTCTTGCGATTGCGGGTGACAACAATGCTAAGAGAAGAATCCATTTCTTCATGTCTTTGGTTTTTCTTTTGTATCTTTTTTGCCATTTCCTGTAGTCAAACCGAATGTGGCAAGTGCACCCGTAAAAACGCTGGCGACGAAAGTGATATCCGCTGACGCACCAGACTTTTTGACCATAGGTAACTCTACATAATTAAGAGTTATAATAAATCCTGACCAAATAACAACGCCTAGACGCACCATTGCACCTAGTATTTGCATTTGTTCATCATGGTCATCTATATTTTCTTTGAGCTTTGTAAAGAGCCCTTTTCTTTCTTCTTTTTCTGGCGGTTTTCCTTCCATTTTTTTATCTTATTATTTAAGAACTTAGTTATTCTTTCTTTAATATCTTGTATAATAGGAGTTGCTACAGTTGTAGCTGCTACGGCTGTAACAGCTGTAATCACTGTAGGAACTAATACTTCAGTCGATGGTAAAGGGTAAGGCGGAAAAGGAGGTGGTAAAGTTGGTTTAGGTGGATCAACAGTTTCTACAGGTTTTGTACCCTTTGGTTCTTGTAAATTACTAGGTGGTACAACCAAGGGTACATAACTAGGTACGTCAGCAGTAGGTAATGGTATGGATATTGTTTGTATATCTTCTACAGGTGGAATTACTATACTGGGTATATCCACTTAGCTCCAAGGAGTACCTGATCCTACTGTAGGTGTTTTTTGCTCTGCAATTTGTGCAGCTAAAGCAGCTTCAATATTTTTAACTGCGTCACTATCTTCAGCTTCAAGTTTTGCCTTAACCCATCCAATTACTACGTCAGATGTAAGGTCTTTATAAGCTATTAATTTATCTGGTTTTTCTAGATTTACAGTACCATAAGCTCCAGAACTATAAGTATCATCTGTAGCATCTACTCTGTAATGCACTGTATAAACGTAGCCGTCTGCTAGCTCTCTATCAAGCTGTACGATTGTCCAAGTTGTTTTCATTGTTTAAAAAAATAAATAAAGGGTGTTAATTAAGCTGCTTCTAAAGCTGCAACTTTAGCTTCTAAGGTTTCTATTTTTGTAACAGCTTCCTGTAAAGCAGCTACAAGTAAAGGCACTAATTTTGACTGATCTAATTGTTGGTAGATAGGCTCACCAACAACAGAAGCTTTATTGATTTTTACATCTTCTTCTGTCGCAACTGCATCTTTTGTACCTATAACAGCTTCTGGTACTGCTGTTACTTCGTGAGCAAGGAAACCATCTCTTGTTACACTAGGTTCAGCTTTAAAGTTAAATCTTTTTGGTTGCAGTGTTTTTAATCTTGTAATTCCATCAGTAAGATTTACAACATTCTCTTTTCTACGATAGTCGGATGATACGTTAAATGAAGTTCCACCACTGTTAAAGGTAACACTACCAACGTTAGTTTGAGCTGACATACATCTAAGAGCTGTATATCCACTTGTTTCAATACTTTTAGCAGTAAACATTACGCTGTTAGTAGAAACGTTTGCTCTAGCAGCTATAAGACCATCTTTTCTTAATACGCAACCATCATCGGTATTAGCAGAACCACCACCGTCATCGCTAGTTGTTCCGACTACAAGGTTTCGATTAGTATTAATACGAGCTGCTTCTGAACCATTTGATGACTTATCAACAGCAGTGTAGAAAATAATAGCAGTCGTAGACCTTGCAGAGTTAGTTCCTCCACCTAATTGTAGTAAGGTCTGCGTGTTACTTGAGTAATGAGCTACAAGTCTTACACCTTTAGGGTATGTATCACTGTCATACATTGGGCCATGTATAGCACTAGATTTATCTGAGTTATTAGCTATACCAGTACCATTATAATTAGCACCGAACAGTACAGTACCATCAGTAAGGCTACCTCTTTGGACAGCAAGCCCTGTTTGTGGAGCCGTGGTTCCAATACCCACCTTGCCATCACTGGTAATTCGTAACTTTTCGCCTTCACCATTATTGCTACCTGATGTGTTTGTACCAAAACGTAAACCAACTGCGTTTCCAGTAGCACTTTCTTGTATAGCAGCAATTTGAGTAGTTTTTTCTCCACCAGCGTTTGTGATTCCTAATCTTATAAACGCAGTATTTGCAACAGCATTGTTTTTAGTATTTACGATTCTAATACCTTCAAAGCTATCATCAGCAGCACCATTAATTGTTACCTTTGCACTAGGATCTGTACGGCCTATACCAATATTTCCGTTGCTATGAATACGCATACGCTCGGCATAAGTGTTACTTACAGTAGTACCAAATTCTAAAGTACTGTTAATATCATTAATCTTAGTTGATTTTATTTCAGCTTTTTTATCATTACCATTACTATCTAAAATAGCAAATCTTAATGCAGCATCGTTTACAGCATTACCGCTATGTGTACCAGAAAGAGATAAAGTTCCGCCTGAGTGTATTCTTAGACGTTCATCGGCATTAACATCAAAGACCAATGAGTTCTCAGAATGTGAGTATCTGATTTGACCTATGTTGTTATCTTCTGGATCAGCGAAAGCTATTCTTCCTACTGAAGAGTTTGGAGTGTTTATTGTAAGACCAGCATTACCAGATCTATTTATAACTATATCATCAGCATTTGCATTATAACCTCCGGGGCTAGTAGTACCAAGTCCAATTCGTCCACCCGAATCTAATGTCATACGTGTTGAACCAGTAGTACCAAATTGAATATTATTATTTGTAGCTGATGTGTAGTTACCAATTATAGATGGCCTATCAGAACCTCCCTCAGTTCCAAAGATAATACCTTTACCACTTGTATTAAATCTTAAATGCTCGCTCGCAATTCTTACATTTCCATCAGATTCAATACGCATACGTTGTGTATTACTGGTAGAGAATACAATAGGAACCGCATCAGTATTACCTATAGCAAATGCTGATACTGGACTCGCACTAGCAGAAGTGTAGAGCATTGCTACATCATTTCTACCAATACCAAGTCTTGAGTCATCTCCACTATCAGTTACTCCTTGTCCATTCCATATTAAAACGTTTGCACCGCCTTGTTGTGATCTTGCAACAATTTGGTTTTCGTTTGATGAAGATCCTTGGATATCAAGTGTTCCGCCGGGAGTCGTTGTACCTATACCAACTTTTCCGTCAGATGCAATACGCATACGCTCGCCTTGAGTGCCGCTTGCATTTGTATAAAACCTAAGATGACCTGCATTGTTAGATCCCGTTGATACTGCATCGATTTTTCCAAAATTATAAATAGTAGCGTTTGGCCCTCTTCCTTTAAATTGAATTAAAGGTGCAGCACTTGTGGAATGTGTACCAGTTCTTTCTAAAGTTAATTCAGCATCATTATCAGCTACATGGACAACAGTGCTAGGACTTGTTGTACCAAGACCTAATTGGCCAGTAGATGTAAGGCGCATACGTTCAGATTGAGCAGTACCAAATTTTAAAAATCTACCTGTTTGCTCATATCCTAAAAATCCATCATATCTTGCATTACCACTAGTTGCATCAGAAAAATGAATCAAACTTTGTCCACTTGTCGAACTAACAAATGTCATACCAGAGTCGGCATGTGATGTATTACCAATAACAAGATTATTAGCCGCACCTAATTGTTGTGATGGGTTATCGTTTAATATACCTACTAATCCATTTGTATCTATACGAAGACGCTCACCACCACCATTAAAGAATAAAAGATGTTTACCTGTTTCTCTATTGTTTATAAAGAAATCTTGATCTCCATTTATCCCTGTTATGACACCATCACTAGCACCAGTACCAGTTGTAGCATCAGTAAACTGAATCCTAGCACTTGAAGCGTTTAAGTGCATTAAAGTTTGTGGAGTTGCAATTCCAACACCAACACGGTTATTAGCTGCGTCTAGCTTAAGTAAGTGAGGTTGGCTTTGACCCTCAACTCTAAAGTTTATATTTGCTCCAGTCTCATTAACAACAACTTCATTTGAAGAACAAGTTAATGATGTAGTTCCACCTGTACCTATATTTACAGCAGTAGCATGATTAGAACCACTTTCTTTCATAAGTGGAGTACCACCAGCCTGTGATCCATCATGGACTACAAGAGTTTTCTTTGTTGTGTCTACAGTAACTTCTCTAGTTACACCTGTAAACGAGTTATGCTCAGAAGTTGTACCACCTCTAAGTTGTAATTGATCCGGCATTTGTTTAGATTCCTCCTAAGTTGTAAGTTGCAGATCCTTTTGCGAGTGACATTCGATTGTTTGCTATCTGTTCGTTGCTAAAGGCTGCACCTGAGATAGCTAGGCCGCCTAAGTTAATAGTGTTTGAACCAGCATTTGCTGTATATACTGCACTAAAATCAGTTGTGGCTATTTTTGATAATTCAAGAGCACCTTCATTTATGCCTGCCCATGCACTACCATTAAATACTTGAAGTCGTTTTGATGTAGTGTTAAAGTATAAATCTCCTTCATTTACTACATTACCTAAAGCGTCATTAGTTGGGTTGGATGCTAACTCACCAAGATATATACCTTTAAATGAGTTTAAATTATTTAACGCATTAGTGGCTTGAGTAGCTGCAGTGTTTGCCTGTGTTGTAGCAGTTGCAGCACTTGCAGCAGCATTTGTTGCCTGTGTAGATGCAGTGCTTGCACTTGTTGCTGCGTTAGTTGCCTGTGTAGAGGCAGTAGTTGCACTGTTAGCTGCGGCAGTTGCACTAGATGCAGCTTGACTTGCTTGAGTTGAATATAACTCGTCAGACCTCTTAGCAGAATAAACTTTGTTATCACTCGTGGATGTGCCGGAAGTAACAATAGCTGTACCGCTAAAATCATTAATAACAGGTGTAGTTAATGTTTTATTTGTAAGTGTCTGTGCATCTGTAAGAGTTGCAGCATTGTTTAGTTTTGTATGGTCTGCATCTGTAAATACATTTGAGTCTGTAGCAGCTTCTACGGCTGCTCTAATCTCCGCATTTGTCTGGTCAGCAGTAGCACCAGTTTCTATACCATTTAACTTAGTCTGTTCAGCATCAGTAAAAACGTTACTGTCAGAAGCTGCTTGTACCGCTGCTCTGATTTCTGCATTACTTTGATCAGCTGTAGCATTAGTTTCGATACCATCAAGCTTGGTATGGTCAGCTGCTGATAATACACCAGCAAGACTATTAGTTGCTTCTGGAAGTGTTGCGTCAGTTCCATCACTACTATTTACAGTAACTGAGGTAGAGTCTCTAGCAAAACTAAGGTTAGTTGTTACGTTCGAGTTCTTTGCATTGTTAGCTGTTATGTCAGATACAATAGAGTTAGCTAGTTTATCTGTAGTAACTGCATCATCTGATATCTTAGCTGTAGTAACCGCGCCGCCTGCTATTTTATAATGAGTAACTGATGAGTTTGCTAGTGCAGCTGTCCCTACGTTTCCAGCTGCTATTTTAGGAGCTGTAACTGCACCGCCTGCTAGTTTATCACCAGTAACTTGACTGTTTCCAATCTTAGCTGTAACGACAGCATTATTTGCTAGTTCGTTAGCTTCTACACAACTGTTACCTAACTCAGATGTTGTAATAGAGTTGCCTGCAATCCTATCAGCTGTTATAGTACGGCTTGCAATTTTACTTCCGTCAATATTCGCTGAATTGTTTATATCAGCATTAACTATAGTTCCATTAACTATGTTATCACTTACTATTGTTATATTAGTTGGTAACGCACCTTGACCTAATTTATCAAAAGTTACAGAATCATTAGCTAGTTTACTACCAGCTATATTTGCACTTGCATTAATATTAGCATTAACTATAGTATTATTTGCTATTTTAGCAGATGAAATCGAGCCGTCTTTAATTAAAGATCCTGATATTGAATCAGCTTTTAACACTTGGTCTTGAGCTGCACGTAATAACTGAGTGTTATTGCTTGTTAAATCTGCGGCTTTAAGTGAAGAACCAGCTGTATAGGCTGCCTTAACAGAATCTACATTAGTCTGTCTGCGTACTCTAACAAGTAAAGTATTCTTAGGTGCACCGTCAGTTTCACAGACTGCTGCGTTTACTGTACCTGTAGTATTATCGAACGTAACTGTTCTTGTTCCTGTTGTCTGGTAGCTAGGTATAGTATAATTATCAACTATTACACCACCCACTTCGACAACTACTTCTGATGCCGCAAATGTAGGGAAACTATAGTCGAATGTTTTATCCGACCCATCCCCAGTATAATCATGAAATGTTGTTGTTGCCATTTATTTGTACATATTGAGAATGTTTGTTGTATCTCTCATTTTTATAACTTTTGCACGTTTTGCTTCCTTCTGTTCTTTCATTACTTCTTGAACTCGAGGATCGCTCATGATACTTGCCCATGCTTTCTTACGTGCTTCTTGAAATAGCTGGTCAATTTTTCCATTGTGCCAGTAATTTCTAGCGTCGTACTGAGCCCGTTTACCATCCCGTATGTCTTTGTTCATCTGTTCTAAGGATCTTATCGCCCTTGGATCTACAGCTAGCTTGTCCAGCTGCCTTTCAAGGTTCTGATCTCCTATAGCTTTTTGGAACATAGATCTAATCACAGGTTGGTCTGTAAGGTTTGTACTGTCGGGTGCATAGTATGTTGACATACGTAAATCATAGCCGCTCTCAAATAAGAATTGTCTACCTACGCTCTGTGTCAAGTTTAATGATATAGGACTGACTGAATTAAATATACGAGTCATGAAATCATATGGCTTGATAGGACTACCGTTAAGCATATCATACTTAATAGGTAAGTCTTCACCGGGTAACATTTCAAATAGTAAGTTACGGTTACGAATTGATTGATCTATACCAGAGCCTATCTCTCGCATGTAGGGTACAAATAGTTTACCCATTTCATTACGTAGACCAGCTAGTGGTATTTGGTTGTTCATTAGTCCAGCCACTATTCTTTCTGCTTGACCGGGGCGACCAGCAAATAAGTCTACAAATGACTGTATACCAGCTAAGTATGACTTACTAGATATAGCCTGTGCTACTACTAATGATATTTTTTGTAATTCTCTTTCTGTCCATTCTTCTCCCATAAGTTCGCTAGCATCACCTACATCAGCGATAGTAGACATTATGAGGTTGAAGGGTTCGATAGGATCGTATCCTACTCTAACTCCAGCTAGTTCTATAGTTCTAGGTATATACCCAGCATCTATCCAGCCTTGTCGTTTCTGTCTGTCAGATGGTCCATTACCAGTTAGCTTACCATTCATCCATGCTTGAGCTGCTAAAAATACAGTAGCACTACCAATAGCTAATCTACCTGTTTGTAATGCCTGTGCGTTAGCTAGCTCAGTAGCGTTTGTAATACCATACTTAGCTACAGAATCTAGATTATTAGGATTAGCAAATGCGATGTCGTTAAACTCTTTGACTAAGAAGTTAAAACCGGGTGTATGCTTACCTGTTAGTGCAAGTCCGTTAACACCAGTTCTAGCAAACAAAAAGAAAGGTCTAGCTAAAGGTGTAGCTGTAAATACATCGTTAAGTCCTTTTGCAAAACCTGTAAGATCTTGTGTTAGTGTTACTTCTTTTGCTGCAAACACAGCAGCTTCATCTACTAGATTAC